AATGGTTTCGTGGTTATAGCGAGCCGTCCATGCTTCTTGCCCGTTGTCATAAGCGATGGCAGAACCTTCGTTTTTGACAGGAGCGGCTGAGAAGCCGGACAGTTTGGTTTCCTCTTCAAACGAACGCTCGGAGGTCTCCGTTTCAAAAATCTCTTTATGCTGTTCGCCATAGCGAGCATACTCAAGACCAAACAAAGCGTTCAATCCCGGGAGAAGTTCTTTCAGTAGTTGTGCACGAGAAATAGCCATTTAATATGCTCCTTATACGCCAGTGGCGTTGTAATACCGGTGCACACCAAAGTTCCACTTCACGATCACTTCCGTGTAAGAACCGGGGAAACCAGCGATTGCTGTCTCAGGTACAACATCGATAATACGAACTGGCAGGGTGGTCGTGGTGTTGGTCGCATCATTGATGGCTACACCAGAGTTGCCTGTAGTCGTAGAACCAGAGTTCTGAACCAAAGCAGCGTTACGATTAACATCAGTACGGTTTAAGAAACTGATGGTGGTTGTGCCAGTGTCACAGACAGCAGCCTTAAACAAAGCATCCGGATCGTCCTGCACATATGCAGACATCGTGGAGTTTGTTAAACCGCCGGGGTAATACTGACGGAAGGTAAGACCAAATGTCGGATCGACATAGGTGCAACCTAAGAAAACACCAACAACAGAGCCAGAGTCCGTGGTGCCTAGTTTCGTGATATTTCCGTCGGAATTAAGGTTAACAACGTCGCCAAAGAAAATAGCGGTTGTTTCACCTGTGCCAATGGGAATTTGACGAGTAGCGCCAGCAAACACCTGACCGCCGATCAAATTGATCGGAATTAGGCCGTAAGGGCCTGATACGGTGGGATATGCCATTTTTTAGCCTCGTTAAAAAGTTATTTACCTTTACCGAACGAAGTACTGGATTTTCTCTCCCTAAAGAGGGGCATCCGACTATCGCTCTCTCTCATAAACGTGTTGTCTACAGCCTCTATGTTGTCTCTGGTAACTTTGGCGAAATACGCCTTCCGTTGATCCATAAACTCCGTAGGGATCTTGCAAAGCAACAAGCCAGCAATTTCAACATTGTCTTTAAAACGACTATTTGAATCTGCCAGCATTTGTAATTGCGGTTGTTCTTCTAGCCTTACTGCCTCCCAACCTTCTCTGAATTTGGCAGAGACGTTTTTGGCGTCAGATTGACCCATCGAAGAAACCCGTATCCAACGGTACGAATAGCCTGGTTGTTTATCGGGTTCAGGCAACGCCGCAGCGGGTGCCCAAGCCTTTGGACGTTCAGCCATTGTACGGCTTTCTACTTCTCTACTAGTTCTTTTCTCTGTCATGTTAGTTCCCCATTGTCTTTGCATATTCCTTTGCATATTGCTCAGGAGTTAAGCCCAACTTTTTCGCAAGGGCTATTTGCGATTGCTTCAGCACTATCTTTTTGGAGGATGTGCTGCGAGACGCAGGAGCAACTACCGTGGCAGGTTTCTCTGTGCGCTGAACGGGCTTGCCGGCTCCGTTAGTCGTTGTCTCTGTTTCCCCAAAATAATCAGGGAATCTACGGCGCATGGTCTCATCAACCTTGCTCCAGTATTCGTCAGTCCCGACATATTGTCTGCCGTACTGCTTTTCAAGTTTCTGATGATAGCCAAGTGCCAGGGCTGTCATCTCTTCGTCCGTACCGAACCACGTATTGCGCTCTTGCCACGCAGACGTTCTCGGATCTGGACGAGGAACCTGAGGTTCTGATTCGCTTTGTACTGCAACTTCCGTCTCTTGTAAAGAGGGTCTGTACTCTTTAAGGCGAAGGATTTTGTAGTTGGCCTCGCTTAATTTCTTCTGGGCATCCAAAATTCTGTCTGAATCCCCAGCGTCATAGGCCTCTTTGTAAGCCTTTTCAGCGCTTGCCAACTCTAGATCAGCGGCGTTTTTAGCCGTATCTAGGTACGTTTTTTCACCTTGGCTAAGTGTTGCTTTTAGCCGTCGGTTTTCCTCAAGCATTTTTTGAGCCAGAGATAGAGCCTCTTGTTGCTCACGATAAGCGGCCTCTTTAGCACGACGCTCGTCATGCCAGACCTTTTTCATCTGCTTGAGTCTGGTTTTAACCTTATCTGAATAGTCTTCGAGTTCATCTTCCTCTAACTCTTGAACTAACTCCTTGGGCAATGGCTCACGGCCACGATCCTCTTCCGGAGTATCATCCTCAACTTCGATGTCTACTTCGGGTTTACCCTTAGCCTCTTTGGTATCTTGTTGCGTTGCAACTTCTTGCCCCTCAACCTCGATCTCAAATTCTGGCTTTCCTTCTGCTTCTTTTGGTAACGGCATGACTTACTCCTATTTGCGAGAGATGCCACGGGGGTCTTCAACTACACCCTCCACGGAATCGTCGTTGATGATGCGGAACTCACGACCATGAATCTTTAGCCGTGTGCCTGCGTGGGGGCGCACGAGAATAAAGTCCCCTTTTTTGCACCACGCCCCCGACGGGAAACGTGCTGTGTCTTTGTAGCAATCCGGCCCCATCTTCACGACAAACAACACCGTGGTCAGGAGTTCTTCATGCTGGACTGTAAGATCTGATTTGAGAATCCCGCTTTCGTAGGTATCGTCAATTTCAGGGATTGCACACAAAATGCGGTATCCCGAGGGATCCGGTAACTGCTGGGCTTTGCGTTCGTCCGTGTCTGGCAGAGTACTTACTTCACCTTCTTCTGTAGCGATGGCGAGTTCAGTCATCGTCTTTTTCCATCCTTTCTGCTGTTTCTATCAAAATGTTGTTTGCGATCATCAGTCCACGATAGATCCCACAAGCGTACTTGTAGTCACCAAATTCCTTTGCGTGGCCTAAAACCGTATCGTTTTCAATCACCTTCATTTCCTCTCGTATCTTGTCTGAAAGATACTTGAGAATGTCATTACTCATTTACTCTCCTTTTTTGAGGATCTTTCTTCTTGGGCCATCTCCCTTGCGATGTCGATGCCCATCCGTACACCTTCCGCCTGCTGTTTGGCAGCCAGATGTGCTTTGTCGGAAGCAACCTTCGCCCCCGTTTGTAAGCCAGCGATACGCTCCTGTGCGGCGATTCGCTCTCTTTCGATGTCTAGCTGGTCTGATTTTGCTGCTGCATCGACCGCTAGTTTTCTTTCCTTGATCTCGGTTTCCTTGGCTCTGAGTTGCAGTTCTGCCTGCTTCATCTGAACCACAGGGTCTTGTGCTAAAGCCTGAGCCTGCTGTTGTGCAGCTTCGGCCTGATCTTTTGCCAAAAGTTTTTGTGCTCCTGCGGCCGCCAAACGGGAGACTTGAACTTCCATATCTTCCGGCATATCCATATTGGGTTCTGGATACGGGACACCCAACTGCTCTTCGATCTGACGGCGGTATTCAAAGGCTAGGTGCTCTTGAATATGAGCCGCCATAGCTCCAGAGATTTGATTTGCCATGGGGCTTTGCCCAATCATCTGGGCAAGTTTTGGATCTTGAACGGCGGCCATGTGAACCGTGATATGCGCCTGATGATCCTGATACATAAATGCCTTGACGGGCTTTCCGGTCAGGACTGCCATATTTTCTGATACAGGATCTCTTGGTTTTTGATCATCCTGCATCGGTACTAACTTGGCCGCATTCTTAATGCCCAAGACTTCAAGCATTTGACGGTGCAGATAGGGAAGGTCATAGAGTTGCGGTGCGCTTTGGGCTAACTGCATGACCGCCTGATATTGAACCACCTTCTGAGACATCGTGGCCGCATTTGGATCTGATACGGGGATAACGTCTACCTGATCATAGTCCGACTGCTTTGCCCTTGGAGTCCCATCTACCGGCTGATACGTATAAGACTCTGGGGTGTAGTCACGGATGATGACCTTAAGAAGCCGAAACTCCTGCTTCATTGCATAGTGAATCCGTGCCTGAACGGCTGACATCACCTTAAGAGTGCGCTCCAGAATAGCCAGCGTCGTCCCCACTGGAGACTGGGCACTCATGTCGGATACCTTCAGATCCGCTGCACTAGCAAACCTACGACCTTCTTCAACGATGGTGCCCAATAGGGAATACAGCACCTGACTTGGCTCCTTGTATGGGAGCGTCATGATGTTGTCTTTGATCGTGC